TCATTTCACGTTTTGCAGTTTGAGTGTTTGTACCCGAATACATATCAACTTGAACCTTACGAATAAGACCATCTGTAGAATCTGCAATAGGACCAAATAGGTGTGTTTTTGCAGTAAATCTTAAAGTATAAATGAGTGCTCTTCTAGTTGCAAAATCTCCCTCATAGTCATCTTGAAAATCAATACTATCGAGAACTATAGGAACATCTCTTTTTTCTCCGATAGAATCGACTAAATCAATTGTTAAATTGAAAGATGGTTGAAAAAATGGTAATATTTGTTCTATTATTTGCAGTACATCATCATTTAATTTACTAAAAATATTTAATTCGAATGTAATATTATAAGGAACGGGCATATATACCTTTTTTACATTCCCTCCATCATCGCAAGCTTTAAATGTTTGGGTAATTCCAGTTTTTCTTGTTGGATCATATTGTATTCCAATCATCTCAAATGACATTCTTGGAAGTGTAATAGCAACAGATTTTGATAATTCTGCCTGCTGTTGTATTTTTGCTAAAAATTTCTGAGAAGGTCCGTATGATAAACCAACTTTCATATCAGAAATAGTATTGTCTGAATCATTTTTGTGATGAATATGAATATCATTAAAAAGTGTGCCAAATGACACGATGGTTTTTCTAATGATCTCGTGATAGTAATATGTTCCTAACATTAATATGTACCAAATGGATTTGATTCTGTAAAGTCTAGTATTTTATCTGCCTCCGATTCAAAATCATCATTGTCTGAATATTGATCACTTGATGAGGTATCTAAATCATAGGTCTTTAAAGTATATATTGCGGAAGAAGATGATCCAACAATATTTTCCCCTTCACTAAATGTTCCACTATTTATAGAAACTCTTAAAGTTTTATCAATATCTTGTCCAGGATTAGTCCATGACTTAACTTCGGCAGTAACTCCAGAAAGAGATCCAGTAACAGTTTCAGATACAATATAAGTACCAAATCCTACAGAAGGTGGTGGAGAAACAGTAATATTTGGTATTGTTGTGTATCCAGAACCAGCATTTGTTATTAAAACTTCAGAAAGTCTTCCTGATTGAATTCTTGATATAGCTGTTGCTGTTGTTCCTCCACCAACTGGAGGATCTATTGTAATTGTTGGAGGTTGATAATATCTGTCTCCTTTATCGGTGATTCCAATATTTAAAATAGAACCTGTTGATATAATACATGTTGCGATAGCACCAGAACCATTACCTCCAGTGATAGTCACTGTAGGTGGCTCTGTATAACCATATCCAGTATTTGTAATTAAAATCTCCTTTATTGATTGAATACCTCCAACAGAAGTTGTTATTGCTACGGCCGTGGCAGTTTTTGAATATTGCGATGTTGGGAGGGCACCTAATATTCCACTTGTATCTGGATTTCCTCCAGGATCACTAATTGTAACAGTAGGTATTTCAGTGTATCCTGAACCATCATCTAAAAGAACAACTTTACTGACTCCAGTAAGAGAACTAACTGATGCTTGACATTCTGCAGTTCCTCCAAAAGCAACCAACTTTAGATCAGTAATATATCCAACGTCTTCTAAAACTTCATCAATTTCCGAAATGCCGGTATCAATTTCTTCATCTTCATATTCAAAGAGTTCGCAAGATATCTCATAAACATAATTTTTTCCTAACTGATAAAAGGGTTTTTCAACTTCAACTCTCTTAATTTCAAATAATCTTTCTCCAAGTGGAAAATAAACTAAGTCTCCTTCTTTGGGTCTATCAACAAATACTAAATCTTCTCCTGGATAGTATATTTGAGATACTGACATTATTTCTGCCAAATATGGAGAAATAGATTCTTCAAATCTTTCCTTTGAAATAACTAAAGATATTTCATTTTTGAGTCTTAAACCAAATTTGGTCATAAGATCACTACCTGGAGCATATCCATCATAGTTGTTTAAATATGCTTCAATTATAAAACTTGAATCAAATTTTGATGATTGAACTTCATTTAATATATTATCAGTTTTTAAAAGTTTTCTTGGAATATAATAAACTTCTATTCCATAAATTTTTAACTGCTCATTTATTAAGTCTTGTACAAGACCTTGTTCTCCAGATGATCCTTGAAGGAAAAAGGGATTCAGTGCCATAATTAACCAATCAAATCTAAAGGTGGTAATTCATATTCAGATGCCATTCTTTGTTTAATATCATCCAATTCTCTTTCTGCATCTTCATATATTTGTCTTCCATTTAACTCAATACCCCCAGGAAGTTTAACTCCATTAAACTTAATCAAATTTTGTCCCCATTGTCTTTTTATCAATGAAGTAAGATATTTTTTTACAAAAGAATCATTGTATATTTGATTGAATGATTCTGGATCTAGTGCCCTATAGCAATCAATCACAAAAAATGTATCTTTAGATTGTGCTTTCCAATCTATATCCAAATATAATCTATCTTGCCTTTTATTAAATCTTACTTGTTTTTCCGTTGTAAGTAAAAAATCAATATCTTCAAGATATGATTTAGTCATTGCATATTGCAAAAGATCAACGGAATTGAAATAATATAAATCGTTCAAAAATAATTGATATTTTATGCTGAACATTCCACCAGAAATTGAACTGGTATCAAATTTAAATATTTTTTCAATTCCAATTACTGAATCTGGAACTTGAATAAAATTCGATGTTTCATAAAAGTTTGAAGTTATAGTTCCCAATCCACTTATATTTGTTGAAGTTCCCGTTGTTGTTACAATACCAACCCCATCCGTTCCATTTGCTTTTCCTCTGTCTAAATCATCTTGAGAAACTTTATACTTTAAATACATTCTCTCAACACCGTCATAGTGACGTTCATTGAAATATTGAATTGTATCATCGACCAAATCATCGATTTGATCATCATCTACATTAATTTCTAATACGGGAGCACCTAATCTTCTTAAACAATAATCAATTAATTGCTGCCTACTACTTGGTTTTGACATTAGTAAACACCTCCATCAATAACACTAGTCCAGGTAACAATTCCTGATGGTTCATCAGTTGTTAGTATAAAATTACTCGTTTCTATCGCAGTTGAAGTGTTTCCAGTGCTTACCAATTTTCCGTCATTATTAAAATATCCTATACCATTTGGACCATTAAAATTATTTTGATATATTAAATATTCCTGTACATATAAATCGGATCCTACATATAAGTCACCTCTAAAAGTGGTGACTCCAGTAACATCAAGATTCTGAGTCGTTGTTGTGTCGGTTACATTTATATTTCTTACAAATCTAAATGTATCTGTTGTAATAAATTTAGATGTATTTGCATTATACTCTAAAAAGTATCCATCAGCCAAAGATGATGCGTCAACATCACTTAAATCTAAAACTCTAGATACAGATGATCCACTAATATTTGAAAGGACTTTTATTACCCCTTGACCACCAATTCTATCTGGTATACTTGGCATTACCTTGTTACCCCCGGTCTTACTAAAGCCATACCTTCAAATGCTTTATATTTTGCTCCTCCAGAATCCAATCCCCCAATCTCAACCATAACATCATAAACATATCTTCCAGGCTTTAAACTTAATGTTTGCTCATCTGTCAGAGAAAGTTGGATGATGCCAACTTCCGCATCTAAAATTGTAGATGTAAAAGAAACTGATGTGGAACTAGAAGGATTTTTTCTCAGTTGTGCAGTAACACCATATCCAGTAATATTGAGACTAGAATTTGTTCTAGAATCTCCTAAAGCAAAAGAACTTGAAAAATCAAATCCCTGCTCGATCAAGATATTGGATACATAAACTGCCATTATTTTTATGAATTATTATCCTTTAGATATTTATATGAATTATTGAAGCAATCATTTTAACAAAAAATCTTTAAGTAAAGATTTTATTTCTTCAATATCACGTTTCATATCATCCAACTCTTCTTTTTGAGATTTTTGAGACTCAATTCTTTTAATTCGTTGATTATAACCTAAAGTATCGTAATTGATGATGGCACCAGTATCCCCATCTCGATAAAGATGTGGATGATCTTTAACTTTAATTAATTTTGTCATTTCAATGCAAGAGTTCTAAGGTCTCTAATTATTGGATAGTTTGCCTGATCGCTAGAGGACATAACAACTTTAATTCTATATCCACTAAAATCTGGAAGATCATTTGCAGTAAATTCATATTCCAGATACTGACCTTTCTCACTTGCAGGGACTCTAACATCAGGTCTTCCATCATTTAATGCTGCATTTACAACTCTCAAGGATCCTTCCGAAGTTGATTGTAAATTATTATATCCTGGGAATAATTCAAATTCCTGTTCAATTCCTATAGAATCTTCTCTAACTAAACTATAAAGAACTCTAATATCTGCTGGATCGGGTCTGTAAGCAGTCAATATAACTTTGAGAGAATCTGCTGGTTGTGCAAGAGACACTGCATTTGAAACATAAACAGATTCGTGAGGATCTGCGGAAATTGAATTTACTCTAGAGTCTTCTGCATAATTTGTTATCGGTTTGTTGATATTGTCAGAAATAAATTCTACCGTAGAGTCATTAATGAATATCATTGGAGAAAGATTTTCATTAGATGTATTTAAAGTCAATGTAGAATTGAAAGATCTTCTTCCAGATACATTGTCAAATGCAGATTGATTTAGTTCATTGACTCTAGAACAAACCATACGAACAGAACTTAAATCGTTTTCTTGATTTGGAGTTACTGGTTCAATATTATTTGCCAAATTGAAAGAAACTTCATTACCATCAACACTTGTTCCTGAAGTACTTCTAATATTTGCAGATACTGAAGTTTGTCTTCCTGGAGATAAAATATTAAATCTTGGATTAATTCTGTTGAATAATATATTTTCAGTTGCTTTGATTTCATTTCCTCCACCAATTAATTCCGAAGCAAATGATACTTGGGGATAAGTTCCGTCAGTAGATCTATTATTACTACTGATAGATTTTCCTTCTATGGTTGATGTTGTTCCTCTATCAATCTCAATATAATATGAATTACTTTCAATTCCAGTATCGGAAATATCATAAACTACATTATTAATTCTTCGTAAAGATATTCCAGCAAATTCATATTTAAATACTTTTGCACCAACCTCATGATTTTCTACAATACCTTCTATTGCTCTTGCCTTGACAGTCAATTGATTTGAAGATGCGGCACTATATTCAATAACTTCATCTCCAATTTTAATATATCCCAAATTTGTTGCACTTACTGGTTGTCCCTCAAAAGTTTCGAACACTGAAGAATCTTCAACCTGAATGAATCCACCCAATCCAATTGTAAAATCAATACTTGCCCTTAAAGTAGATGGTGCAGTATCAGATTCAATATCGTTCAACTTAACTTTATTATTGTTTGCATACATCCCATGATTAAAATGCTGAACCTGCAAATAATTTCCAGAATTTAATCCGGCATCTGGGGTTGAACTTGTAACATTTGTCGATGCTAGAGAGACAGTTGTGGAATCTGTATCATAATAAACTAATGGACCAGTCGGAATTGATCCTTGAACATTAGTAAGATATAATGTGTCAATACCATTAATTTGAGATATTGTAATAATAGCATCTCTTCCAGTTTCATTTGATCCATTTTCAATGGTAATAATATCACCTTCTTGATATCCATTTCCAGGATTGTTTATCGATAAACCAGTAATAGCACCATCGGAATCGATAGAGTCAATATCCAATGTCAAATTGGTTCCCTGACCAAAAACATTAAGAGTAGAAACATTACTACGAGATGTGTAACCTGTACCTGCATTCGTTGTCGTGATTCCAGAAACAGAACTTCCTGTAGAAACAATAGTTCCAAAAGAGTTTCCTGCACCTGCAATTCTTCTTCCGGAAGTTAAAATATTGAGTAATGAATCTCCAGAAGAAATTGTAGTAATTCCAAGAGTTACATTTTTTGGTAGTGCTGTAAGGGCATTATTTTGTAGAGTTGGAACATATCCATTACTCTCATCAAGTGGAGGGTTGCCAAAATGTACGATACCGATACTTGATGCAAATCTTGCCTTATAGAGTTTAAATTTAAGATCAGATTCTTGTGCAGGAGTCCATGTAGATCCATTTTGAGACTTGAATAAACTTCCAAGTGCAAATTGTTTTGAATATATTATTGCCTCAGAATCTGGCAAACTCTGAGTATCAATAGTTTTCTCTCCCATTTTTGCAGTCCAAACCTCATATTGATCCGAATTTGGTGCAAGTAAGACAATTGCATATTCTTGTCCTGGAGCAAGATAAATTGGATAATCAAACTTAACTCTGGTTGGAACTTGTCCGTTATTGGATACTGAGATTTCATCTGGTGATAAAGTTTTTGCCTCTCCAATAGAATTTAAAGTAGGAATTCCCAATTGAACAGTTCTTATTTGAACTGTAAGTGGTTGATTGCCACTCGGTTTTGATGCGAAAAACAGATCTATTTCTGTCAAGAATACTCCATTATCATCATCATTATCTCCACTAAAGTCCGGAGCCTCAATGTCTCTACCAACAGTAAAAGTTTGGGCTAATGGATCTGATCTTCTTACTCTAGTGTTAATAGTAGTTGTAGTAATTGTGGTTACATCTTGCAATGCTCTGAAAGTTCCATTAGCAGTATAAGTTGCATCTCCAGATGAAATGAGAGTGCTTCCTGGTAATGGAGTTTGATTTGTAGAACTACTACTCAGTCTATAAGTTTTCTTGCCGGTAAAAATTCTTGGATTTGGTGCTGGATTTGTATGTGGATCTTTAATAAAGAATGAACCAAATAATGTACCATTTACATCAGAAATTAATTTGATATCTTTCACATACGCAATTGCACCACTAGTCTGACCAACTATCTTTGCACCTTTTTCAATATATCCACTAAAATCTCCTTGTGCTTCAGCAGACAGAGAATTTAAATCTATGTTTATAGTCTTTGAAGACTGACTATATCCAGAGGGTATGGATTCTGAAGTTATGTATGGATTAATAGAATAAGTTGTTGTCGGAGAATTAAATTTTCCTGTTTTATGATTAGATGATGCTAATCTAAATGTTCCTATTCTTTTTTCTCCATTATATACTCTTACTGTTTCACCTACTTCAAATGAACCATTAGAAGATCCATAGTTTTGTAAACTATTGGAATTGGCAATTTCAACAAGTTTCGGAATAAAGTCCAGATTGCTGTGATTATCTAAGAATTGATAATGTCTTGCAAGAGGTCTAAAAAGAGTTCCAAAAAATGAAACGTTTCTCGAACGAATATATTTTTCTGTTCCTGAAGAAACAAAAACGGTTTCAGTATTTGATCTTACAGATATTATTCTTTCTACTCTTCTTCCTCTTCTTCCTGTAATAGTTCTTACAGGTATTCTTGTTCCTCCTATTATTCCAAAAATGAAAGCAACTCTTCTTTGAACATTTCTTTCAATAATTTTTGGTTGAAGTTTAATGGTTCTCACCCAAGTATCTGTATCTGGTGAAAGTTTGATCAATCCATTATATTCAACAATATGGAACGGATTAACATTTTCAACACGAGTTGCAAAAGATTGATTTAACCAATCAACAGAATCATACTTTAGGGTAACTGTGTTACCAGTTTTTTGAACATTAGGATCCAATAAATTATAATTTTCAGATAAATCCAATTCATTTTCTGCAATTTCAACTGCAGGAATCGGTCTTTGTTGTAAAGAATTTCTTATTGCAAATGGTCTAAGTTCTCCTCCAATAATGTTAGCAGTCGTTAAATTATCATCTGATAGAGATTTATCATTAAAATCATCTACAAATATTCCACTCTTAAATCTATTATTTCCATCAGAATCT